CAAAGTTTAAAGTAATTAGAGAGGCTATTCCAAGAAAAGTAGCTAATTTTATTTATCGATACTTTAAAAATAAAAGGTGCGTAGCTAAGTTTTTATTTGATCAAAGATATATCTCTCAATTTGCAGAAGAATGGGGAACATGGAATGATCCAATGATACCTAATACTTATTCTAACTATGCAGATATAGCTTTTGAAACTGTACTCAATGGTTTAACTGAAAAAATGGAAAAGGAATCGGGATATAAATTAAACCCGTCATATGCTTATGCACGTATCTATAAAAAAGGAGATGTATTATATAGACACTTTGATAGAGATGCCTGTGAAATTTCTGCTACTATGCACATAGGAGACGATGGTACTAAATGGCCTATTTATTTAGATCCAACTGGTAAGGCAGGTAAAGCCGGTATTCCAGTAAACATGAAACCTGGTGATATGCTTATGTATCATGGATGTGAATGTGAACACTGGAGAGAAGCCTTCACAGGTGAAGACTACTGCCAAGTATTTTTACATTGGAACCAAGATTCCAAAAAGAAAATTGTAACTGGTAGAGATAATCCCGATAAAGGTGGTAAGCATACTAAATTTGACGGACGTCCTTTCTTAGGACTTCCAGGATATTGTAAAGGCTTTACATTACCTAAAAATTAGTATATACACTAAGACTGGTGGGGGAAAATGCCACCACACTTTCCCCTTCCTTTAATATTTGAATTCCCCTACAATCTGGTATAATCTAGAATCAGGAGTTTTATATGCTACATAAAATCAGATTAAAACCAGGTTTAGACAAACAATCATCAGATACAGGAGCCGAAGGGAAATGGGTTAATGCTGACTACACTCGTTTTCGTTATGGTTTTCCTGAAAAAATAGGTGGCTGGCAACAGCTGGTAGCCGACAAATTAATAGGGGCCGGAAGAGACCAGCATACATGGACTGATCTTGTAGGTAACCGTTATGCTGCAATTGGTACCAATAAATGTCTTTACATTTATTATGAAGGATCCGTCTACGATATTACACCCCTCGATTTAACTCGAACAGAAAGTAGTGCCACCCTAACAATGGTCAATACTGAAACAACCGTTACCATCACAAGCGGAAGCCATGGAGCTGAAGTAGGAGACCTCATTCTCTTGGACAATGTTACTGTGCCGGCTGGAACGGGATTTGTAGATGCTGATTTTGAAGACATTAAGTTTGAAATCAAAGCTGTCCCCAGCGCCACGACTATAGAAATTACAATGGGGAGTGCAGCATCAGGAAGCGCTTCGGGAGGAAGCGTTGACGTAGAATTTTATTATGTTGTTGGACCTCTTACCCAGGGATACGGCTATGGATGGGGTACGAATACTTGGGGCGGACAAACTATTCCTCTTACCTCTACAACCTTAAATGGACTTTTACAGGATGATGCTTACGGAACAGGGGGAAGTGGAACTGATATTGATTTAACATCTGCTACTGGATTTACTGATCCCGGCACAATTTATGTCGAAGGCGAACTTATTACCTATACCGGCATTACAGGAAATACTTTAAACGGAATTACCCGGGGAACGAATGGATCAACCAGGGCTGCGCATTCAACGTTGACTCAAACTTATGACGCTACAAACTGGGTAGGGTTTGGAAGTGCGAGTACGTCTTCCAATATTGTAATCGAACCCGGTCAATGGAGACTATTAAATTATGGCCAGAATCTATTGGCTCTTGTCCATAACAAGAAAATTTTTAAATGGGTGCCTTCGATTCCTAATTTATCGGTACGGGCTGTACTTGTAACAGGAACTCAAGTTCCCACCGCATCAAGAGACATGCTGCTTTCAGTCCCCGACAGGCATTTAGTCTGTATTGGATCGGAAACAACTTTACAGAGTTCAAACACTCAGGACGATATGTTTGTAAGATGGTCCAACCAGGAATCCATAACCGTATGGACTCCGACAGCAACCAATACAGCTGGATCTCAAAGATTAACTGACGGTTCAAAACTATTGGGAGGAATTGTAGGAAAGACAGCTATATATCTCTGGTCGGATACAGCGATGTATACCATGAAATTTATAGGACAGCCTTTTACTTTTGGTTTTACCCAGGTGGGCACCAACTGTGGAATGTCCAGTCAACACGCTGCAGCAGAAGTTGATGGAATCGCTTACTGGATGGGACCAAGTGGATTTTTTCAATTTAGCGGAAGCAGAGTTCAAACGATGCCGTGCCTGGTCGAAGATTATGTATTCGATGATATCAACACAACTGCCAACCAACAGATCCATGTAGCCGTTAACGCATTATATGGAGAGATTACCTGGTTTTATCCAAGTGCCTCTTCCGAGTATGTAGATCGATCTGTTACTTATAATTATTTATCTTCTACACCTCAGGAACCTATCTGGTACACTTCTTCTTTGGCGCGTTCAACATGGACGATTGAGGGAGTATATGCAAAACCTTATGCAACAGAATTTAAAACAGCGGTTGCCCCTACTAATCCAACGGTTGTAGGAATTTCTAATGGTGCAAGTTACTACTGGGAACAGGAGAAAGGAACGGACGAAGTATTTACCGATGGAAATACAAACGCCATTGCAGCCAGTGTAGAATCAGGAGACTATGATCTTGGAGAAGCTGATGGAGAACAGGGAGAGGGTGAACACATGATGCGAATCAGTAGGATCATTCCCGACTTTGGATCACAGACAGGAACCACTAAAGTCTATCTGAACACCAAACTTTTTCCAAGTAGCACTGCATCATCTACTTCTTATAATACAACCACTTCCACTACCCAGATTTTTACAAGAAAAAGAGGACGACAGATTGCCCTTAAAATAGGAAATATAGATGCTGGACAAACATGGAGAATGGGAACTTTTAGACTGGATATCCATGCAGGAGGAAGAAGATAATGGCAAAAATTGCAGAAGTAATAGCGAGCATTATAGGTCCTGAGTTTGACCCTATCAATGTACAGGGACTAGCTGACAATGTTGGATCTGTAGTTCAAAAATTAAATACAACTTATCAACAACAACTAACCGATGAATATGAAGCCTTTACTTTATTCATGGGTTAAGGTAAAATAAGGAAAAAGAAGAATGGCTAATAAATATATCAACAAAGGTTTTAGTCTAACAACCACTAATGCGGTGTCTATTTATACGGTGCCCAGTGAAACGGTTGCCATTGTTAAGGCTATCCAGGGATTCAATGATACTGCCAGCTCAGTAACGGTGACCATGGCGTTTACCGACACAAGCGCTACAACCGATTACGATATAGGATATAAAACAAGCAGCAGTATTGCACAGTTTAGTTTACTGACTGACGATTTACTGGTCCTTGAAGAAGCAGATGTTTTAAAACTTACGGCCAGTGCAGCCAATCAAATTACAGGAGTAGCCAGTATTCTAGAACAGGACAGAACTTAATGGATCTTACAAGAATTAAATGCAAGACCGAAACTAAAATTTCCAACAAGAAAACAGGAAAAATTTATAAAGACGAAGAGGAAGCGAAAGAAGCAAAGCCGGAAGATATCAGAAGGGACGTTAAAATTATTGTCCCTGTGGGTCTTGATGTTTATGGAGGAAAGCCATTGGAATAATGGGACCTCAAGGCGGAACAGAACTTCAGCTTAAAGAATTAGTCAAACGAGTCTCGAAGGACTATTGGAAACGTATTACACTGGTTACCTCGGTTCCAGAAAAGAAGCCGTTGCATCGGAACAAGATCAATATCCTATGGCAGAAAAACAACTACGACCAACCTAATATTTATCCCTGGTTTAGAAACAAGGACAATCACACCAAGTATGACTGGTATGTATTCAACAGCCACTGGAACTACGAGAAGTTCAGAATGCTTTTTGACATACCAACCGAAAGATGCATCGTTATCAAGAACGCCCTTCCCGATGTTAAATGGAAAGAAAAGAATTTCTATAAAGAAGGCACCCTTAAACTTGTCTACTGCTCTACGCCATGGAGAGGACTGAATGTCCTTCTGGCAGCCATGAACATTCTTAAAGAGGAGGATATCGAACTTCATCTTTACAGTTCAACCCAGATTTATGGGGATCAGTTTAATGAAAAAAATAAAAGCATATATACCCCGCTCTTTGACCAGGCCGATACCCTGAAAAATGTCCATAACCATGGATACATAGACAATCAAAACCTGATTTCTAAAATGGAAGATACCCATGTTTTTGCCCATCCTTCGATATGGGAAGAGACGTCGTGCATTTCAGCGATCGAGGCCATGGCGGCTGGCAACGCGGCTCTAGTGACTAACTTCGGTGCGCTGTTTGAAACATGCACCGACTTCGGCTACTATATTAACTACGACAAGGATCCAACAAGGCTCAGCCAGAATTTTGCATCAGGCATCAAGGAGCTTAAGAAAAATCTAGCAAGCAAGTTTTATAAACAACGTCTCCGGGGGCAGATGAATTATTATAGGCACTACTACGCCTGGAAACTTCGGGCTAAAGAATGGACTGCTTTTTTTGAAAACGCTTTAAAGAAAAAAGGAATTGAATGAAAATTAATTACGACAGCATTGTAGATGAAGATAAACTCTTTGACCAGAATCAGGTTGATGGATCGATTCCAGTGCGTCCTCCTGTTGATGGACTCAATCTTTTTATTGCAACACCCAACCAGGGATGGCTGGTTTCCCATTATGTAAGATCATTGGTACAACTCAACAGTACTTTGGCCAAGTTACGAATCTCTTCACGCCTACACCTTATGCAGTCTTCCATTGTAACCCATGGGAGGAATCTGTGCGTAGCGGAATTTTTAAAATCCCCCTGCAGCCACATGCTTTTCATTGATTCGGATATAGAGTTCGACCATAGTTCTGTTGTTCCGATGATTAAAGCCGACAAGGATATTGTTCTTACCCCTTATCCGATGAAAGTTGTAGACTACGACAAGGCAAGACGCATCGCTAAAGTCAGCGGACGTCCCATCGAAGAGTGTGGATATTATTATGCCATGGCGTTTATAGACAGAAATAACATTGAAATTACAGACGGATTATGCGAAATAGATAGAGGCCCTGCGGGGTTTATGTTAATTAAAAGAGGGGTGTTTGAAAAAATGATTGAAGCATATCCTCACATGAGGATCAAACAAAGTCAGATGATTAACGGTCAGATGCAGAGGAACACGTATCTTTGGAACTTCTTCGACACTGAATTTAATAACGAAAGCGGGACTTTTTTAGGAGAAGACTTCGCTTTTTGCAAACGGTGGCGCGCTATTGGAGGGAAAATTTATGCCACTGCAGACCCTTACATTACCCATCATGGAAACTACGCTTACCATGGAAGATTCATTGACGAAGGCGCAAAAGTAAAGTAATAATATAGTTTCTACAGGTGTAATTCCTGCTCATCTAATATATATTGGTTAAATTATGAAAAAATCAGACGGAATTTTATCACTAAAAAAAGCAGCAAAGCTGCTTAATAAACACGCCCCTGAAGGGGAATCGCTAGCTTATATCAATCCTGAAGAAGCCAAACTTTTAAGAAGCCATGGTGGATCAGGTATTATGACACTCGCAGGAGTGCCTACTTATGGCCTTAGTGAAGCCTGGAAGTGGATAAAAGAAAAAGCAGAACCAGTAACTAATTGGTTAGGATACACCGGCGGAGACGGAGGTGGTGGCCAACAATTAATGCAAGATATCGCAAGTATGTGGGGTGGCTATGAAGGTATGAAAGAATCCAAAGAATTAAGTGAATGGGAGAAACAACAATACGCAGAACAAAAAGCTAAA